CTTCTTTTAAACGTATATTAAAGCCGCTTTCAGGAGATTCGAGAAAGCGGCTTTTTTTATGCTTTTATCTGTTAAAATTCTGTTAAAATAACAGTTAATCCCAATAACAGACCCACAACAGACCCACAAAAAGAAAAACAAAATGTTCTTAACAGACCCACAACAGACCCACTTTTATTGTATTTTTTAGTGTTGAGTTTCGGGGTTTAATAGTTAAAATACCGTTAAAATAAGGCTTTATTGCTTTGAGTTACACCCTTTATTCTATTAATGTAATATTGTATTTATAAATTAACTCATTGATAATTAGTAATTTATTGCGTATTTATGCTGAAAATGTGTTGCTTATTTGTTATATTTGCACAAAATGATTTGAAAATGATAAAGAAATTGATTCAATATATTAATAAGCTGATAACTCAAAAAAGAGAGAAAAAGCTTAAAGAAAAAGAGGAACTTATGCTGTTTGAAAGTTATTTAAACAAATTACAGCAAGATGCCGACAACTGTACAAATACTGGCGATAATGCCTAGTATAATTCCAATACGCTCTAATCTTTTTCTTTTGTGTTCTCCCATATATCCACCTGATTTATATTTAAGAACTCCTTTTTCTGTTATCTCCAATATATCAGCATGTGATTCTATTAGTTTTTCAGAAATTAAAAAATCAACAACCTTAGACCATCCTTCAGGAGAATTACTTGCATACATAATATCTTTAGGTAATATCTTTTTGTTATAAAACAAATTCAGTATGCTATCTATTTTGTAGAGTTCTATCCATTTATTGCCATATAAAATCGTTTTATATATATCATTTATGTCCATAGAAAGATATTTAATACTTCTTTTTATTCTACTCTTATAACTCCGATGACAAGAGCCACATGATAGATGTGGTCTATTGCCAGTTCAAAAGGTTCATAATCTTTGTTTTCTGATACGATGGTAACATGATCTTTATCTGTTCCCGGCTTAATTCGCTTGATAAGCGGTCCCTGATCAGTATCAAGCACATACACTTTGTTCCACTGGAAGAATATGTCTTGAAGATTTAAACGCTTGCAGGCTACAATGTCGCCACTGTTATATCGAGGATACATACTGCTTCCTTTTACTCCTATTAGGAAATCAGCACCTTTAAAACTGGGTATGATAAATCTTTCGCATTCGTATTCCATTATCTGCTGATCTTCAGTGAAAGCTCCGGCCATAGCATTAATAGGAATTAGTGGTATTCCTTCTTTTGAGTCAGTATGATGAGCAACAGGCAATTCTTTAATATCTTCTTTTTTTGCATTCAAAATCATTTCACCTTCTCCTGTTAGTAGCCAAGATGGAGATACTTGTGGAAATCTGGCGATAAATCTCGCCATTACATCTTCTGTAATACTTGATTTACTTTCTAGTGTACCCCTTGAAACACCTATTTGGGAATAAAATTCTCTTTTGCTTATGCCTAAACTTTCGGCAAAAGACAAAATCCTTTGTTTTATCGGCGAAATATTTTGCTTTTCTTCTTGCATATGGCGAAATCTTTTGTATATTTGCAAAGCGTTTAGAAAAATAAAGATGGGCGCAAAGATAATAAATATATCATTTCACCCAAGTTAAAGTGTTGATATTAACTACTTAAATATAAAAAATATGGCAGAAATCTTAATGAAACGCGGTGATCGCCGTGAGTTAGCCGCAAAATTAAAAGTAAGTCACGTGACAATTATCAGTGCATTGAAGTTTCGTACTCATAGCAAAGTTTCGAATATGATTCGTAAAGCAGCCTTGGAAATGGGCGGAGTTCTACTAGGCGCAAAGAGCACTAAGGAAATCAGTTATAACGATAAAAGAGAGCAAGCATGAAAACGTATTCCACTAATATGTACTGTCAGCGTCTGGCCAATTATTTGGTGGCTTATGCCAAACCGTTCAGCTATGACGGATTTACGATTGAGTTTACCGCTTCGCAGAAATTTGTAGACGATATGCAGAACCTTGACAAGGTACTGTCTAAGATTAAGTTTGTTGTTAAATAACTTAATACTAACAATTTAATTTTTTTGATTATGAAAAAGAATCGAAAGAAATACGCCACAAAGATGGTAGAAAAGAGATACACACAAAGATACAACAGCAAGAAAATGAGCCGGAAGAATTTGATATTTTTCTTTTTAAAAATAGCTCACGATTTACCTCCCGGCTCTGTAACTTACTTTGCTGAAGTGCGTTTACTCTCCAAAATCAGGACGACGTACAGATAACCTTACTTTTAGCGGTTCATCATTTTTGCACTTCATTACTACCCTATCTTCTGCTTCATTCATCAACTGCTCACACTCATTATGTCCGCAACTGTATGGAACGAAGGATTCTCCTTTAATGACAAATGTAGGATGCGAACCGCATACAGGACAAGTAATCTTGTCATACTCCTGTCTAAGGAGTTCATAAAAATTATTTTTCATAACTATAAATGATTGATTAGTACGCTACAAATGTAGCAAAAACCGTCCGGTCTGTGAAGATCGGGCGGACTTTAAAACCCAAAAGATTATGAAAACGAAGCACATACTTATAGCAATACTTGCCCTGGCAGTGGCAAATACCTTAACAGACGGATTGGTAAATGTAGCCGGCATTACATTCCTGTCTTTGTCCTTAATTCCGGTTGCAATAAGATTAGACAGAAAGAAATAATGACTCTACACGCAGCAGCGGGACCTGCCGTTCTCAGGATAACGTAATTAGCCATATAGTGATGAATTTGGTGATCGTAGGTATATAAGGTAAAAAGAGCAGGAGGCCGCGTTTCGGGTTCGAATCCCGAAGCTGCACTAACAATAATCATAATAAGCAATGGCAGTAATCTATAACGATAAGGTTTGCGTGTTGGCTAATGAATTAATAAGATTCGATGCAAAGCGTAATATCGGTAGCGATAAAGGCTTTATCGGAAGATCTAATTTTGATAACATGCGTTCTAACGGACAAGTTATCATCGCCCGTCGCAGTACGCCGGGGAATTCTGCCTTAGTAGAATTTGATACCATGCGTCCAGATATGAAGAGAAAGTACATAGAAATATACGGTGATCCTTATGCGGAACTTGCCAAACGCGGACAGAAGAGCGATCTGGAAGAAGAAATCCGATATAACAACAGTGCATACAACTATTTTCAAACCTACGTATACGGCGATAACAATCGTCTGCCGCAGGCAAAGGTAAATGAATATACACTGTCGGTAAACGTGATGGAAGCTCTTCTTCGATTGCGAGACCGCCAGAAGCAAAGCGCCATCGGTGGTAACACGCGTATTAACGTATGGGAACGCCTGGGTGTTCAGTGTACAGAACTTCTTGAAGTCAAAGATCCGAAGGGAAAGCCTTTGTTCCCACACAATCTTCCTGCATCGTGGAAGTCGCTGAAGCGCAAATGCGAGGCATACGACGCAGCACGCCAGCAGGGAGCTGAACAAGGATATCTCAGCGTGATTCATAAGAATTACGGTAATGATGCTGCTTCGAAACTGAAAGAAGGTAACGAGCGTTCAGAACTTGCCGAATCTTTGATACGTCAGTTCCTTGGGCTTCACATGAACTGGAACAATGTTCAGATCATGGAAGAATACAACAAGGCAGCTGCTCAGTTTGGGCTGGAAGAAATCAAGTCGCCTGCTACCATCGGAGCATACCGTCGCAAATACGATGTGGTGACCAAGACACGCCGTCGCGGTATAGGAGAATGGAACAGCAACCTGAAAAAACAGGTACGCCGTACAGCTCCGCTCACTGCAATGACGTACTGGGTGTTCGATGGCTGGGATGTAGAACTTCTATATCAGCGTGAAGAAGTAAAGCGCGTTCGCAAAGGGGGAACAGTTAAGGAAGAACGGCGCATTACTTACCATAATCGCAAGACGCTGGTAGTGGTTCTCGATGCCTGCTGCAAATACCCTATAGGATACGCCATCGGAGATAACGAATGTGACGCTCTGATTAAGGAGGCTCTGACAAATGCCGTGAAGCATGCTAAGGAACTGTTCGGACAGCGCTATATGCCGGTACAGATGCAGTGTGATAATTATCACAAGAAATCGTTGTTCCCGTTCTATGAAGAAATGACCAAGTATCTTACACCTGCCGAAGTCAAGAACGCACAGGCTAAGATTGTGGAGCCCTACTTTAAATATCTTATCCTGGAATACTTTCAGAAGTTCCCTTCATTCTCAGGCTTTGGTATAACGTCAGATAAGGCAATACAGCCGAATACCACATGGCTGAATGAGCACCGCAAGTTCATCCCAACAGAAGCTGAAGCTATTAAGCGGATTCATGAGGTAATGCAGATGGAGCGGGCCAAGAAGATAGATGCTTATATGCAGGCGTGGAGCAAGACGCCCGAGGATCGGAAGATTTCTTTTCCTGACGAACAGTATCTGCTGCTCATGGGACAAACAAGCGGACGCACAAACAAGCTGGAGTCACGGGGAATTATTATGGAGCGTAATGGCATGCAGTATTTCTATGACAGCCTGGAACGCTCGCTGCTGAATCATCTGGGTACAAGTTGGGTGGTGCGATATGATCCTGACGATACCAGCCATGTGCTGATAACCAATGCCGGAAAGAAAGGCACAAAGGATGAAGGCAAGGAACTGGGTACACTCCGATATCTGCTGGCTGAAAAAGAAGCTGTACCGATGGCTCTTGTAGACCAGAAGCCGGAACACTTCGAACAGCGCAAGCGCATTAAGGAGTTCAACGAAGATCTGAAACGGGAAATCGTGGAAACTGCCGAGCATGATGTCGATGTGATACGTGAGAATGTATACAGCAGTGCCCTTCCAGGACACAACATTCTGGAACGTCTGCTGATAACGGACAGCCGGGGACAACACAAGGATAACCGAAACGAACTGAAGCTGCACGCTGAGGATGCCGAATACGAAGAAGACATACCTGCATACACACCGCGTCCTGTATATCCCGACGATGAAGACGACTTTGAGTTTGATCCTACTCAGGCAGGTTTTTCAAGATAATTTAAAAACGATTTAATAATACATTAAAAAGATATTGAACTATGGAAGCTAACAAATTAAGAGATTACATCGAAACATTGATTCAACGCGGTTCTTCGGCCGCAGAACTGGCACGCAAGTGCGATATATCTTCAGCCTCTCTCTCTCAGTTTCGTGCAGGGAAATACGGAGCCAAGGAAGACTCACTGGCGGAAAAGATAGCGGTTGGTCTTAACTACTATGACAATACCTGGAAAATTGTAGAAACCGTGTCTTCATACAAGCAGGTGAAGCTGTATCTTATGGCGGCAAAGAAGAATCACCGATGGTTCTGTATCAGCAGCCGCAGCGGTAGCGGTAAGACACATTCTCTTATTGACCTGTATAACACCTGTCCTGACAACTCTATTATTTATCTGAAGTGCTGGAAGTGGACGGCGAAGAAATTCCTTCAGAAACTTGGCCGATGTCTGGGTATTACCTTCAGCAGATATACTGACACCGACGATATGCTACAGCAGATAACATCCTGCATCAACCGTATGGCAGATCGTTATCCGGTACTGGTTCTTGACGACGCAGGAAAGCTTTCTAATAGTGCTATGGCTTGCCTTATTCCGCTGTACGATGATACTAAGTATCGCATGGGATGTGTACTTGCCGGAACGGAAACACTTCGCCGTACAATCAAGCGCAATGTAGGACGTGTAGACGGATTCGACGAAATAGACGGACGTGTGGTGCGTAACTACATTACACTGCTAGGAGCAACGAAGAAGGACGTGCGTGCCATCTGTGCGGCAAACGGAGTGACTGATCCGGATGAACAGGATGAAATCTGGGGAAAGCTTGACAAAGTAGAAAAACTGCCTACGGAAGATTCTCGGAAATCTGCATGGTTTGTCGACGACCTGAGAGAACTGGAAGGTATGATTATGGATAAGGTAATTCGTAGACAAGTACAGAATGGAGAAATACAGCTATGAGAAACTGGAGTATCAAAAATATAGAAGACCGCCAGTACGACTTTGTGCCGTTTACTTCACGTTTTGCCGACCTGTTCGGGCGGACGGAAGCTACAGGCAACTGGATAGTGTACGGAAAGTCCGGGCAGGGTAAGTCTTCGTTCTGCCTCCAGCTTGCCAAGGAGTTCGACGAACTGGGGAAACGGGTACTGTTCGTTTCCCTGGAAATGGGCGACAGTTACGACTTTCAGCAGTCACTTGCCAAGGCGGGCATACGATCTGAATGTAACAAAATCAAAGTCACTGACGAATGCAATCCGGATGATCTTGCAGACGACCTGAGCAAGCAGCGTAGCCCTGATGTAATAATTGTCGACTCGCTACAATACTTCATCGACTTGTATCGTGTTCGGGCGGCCGATTTTATCAATCTCCGCAAGCGGTTCCCGAAGAAGGTGTTTATCTACATCTCTCACATGAAGGGCAACGATGTAGACGGCGATGTGGCTTACGACTTGAAGAAGGATTCGTTCAAGCGTATTCACATTGAGCACTTCAAGGCGACTTATGTTGGCAGAGGCAATGGAGGACCTAAAGGCTTCTTCGTGATATGGAACAAAGGCTACCGGCAGTTCTGGCTGGAAAATGGATTAAAAAAGGAAACAAATGAAAACAACGAAAAAGATGATACCGAAATGGATGATTAAACGGCTGCATGTGATATATGCACGTTATGGATTGTCGGAAGAACAGTACAGGGCGCTTATCCTGGAACTTACAGACGGGCGGACCGATACGACCAAGGAACTGACTTATGCGGAGTCGCAATACCTGGCCGGATATATTACCGGCGCAAATGCTACAATCAGACCTTTGGCTGAACGGATGGTGGAAAAGTCATTGAAGTCGCAGCGAAGTGCAGTTCTGAAGCGCCTGCAGCGTATTGGAGTAGAAACTACGAACTGGGATAATGTGAATGCTTTCTTGAAAAGTCCTAGAATTGCAGGAAAACCTCTATATGAGCTTGACAGCGATGAACTGTCAGCTTTGATACCGAAACTTGAATCAATCCTTAAAAAGCAGAGAAATGAGAACGAAAACGAAAATAAGAGGGTATGACGTAAATGACGAACGTATAGCACGCATCGAATATATTCTGTCGGAACTTCCTAAAATCGACAAAAGAATCGATGCGATTAACTCAACGCTGTATGCTGGCGGACTTACCGGTGATGAATTTATACGGCTTATTCAAGAAAGAAGTGCACTGGTGAAGAAATATCACGACTTGGAACGGGAAGCTGCTGAGAAATATCGGATAGTTGACCAGAAGGACCGTGGGGAGATGAACATTATAAGCAACAATATAGAATGACATGAGGAAGAAATACAGAGTGTGGCGTGTGGTGATCAACGTACTGGGATACCATCTGGCGGTCAGGTGCCGCCACGATACGGATGAATTGAACGAAGTACGTGAATATTACATGAAGATTTATCGAAACAGAGGCCCTATCAGGCTTTATTATACAGAATTTACTAACCTTTAAAAACTTGTAATTATGATTGATTTGAAGAATTTGAGTCCGGAACAGAGAGCAGAACTGAAAGCACTCATTGAAGCAGAAGATAAGGCTGAAAAGGCCCGTGTGCAGAACGAACGTGAGGCGTACAAGAGTCTGGTAGACCAGACAGTAGAAAACGCTGTAAAGAAGCTGACTAAGCTGTCTTGCGAGATGGAACGCGTCAAACAGGAGATATTTGCTGAGTTCTCTACGCTTATCAAGACGAAAAATGAGCTTTTCAAAACAAAGATCAATCGTCAGAGTGACACGTTTACCACTACCGACGGCCGAATGTCAATTACTCTCGGTAACCGTCTTAATGAAGGATGGGATGACACTGTGGAAGCCGGCATCGAGAAGGTGAAAGAATATCTGCAGACGCTGGCTAAGGATGACAACTCCGCAGAGCTTGTTCAGGTGGTAATGGGATTGCTTTCCAAAGACCGCAAGGGAGCGCTGAAGGCTAATAAGGTGCTGGAATTGGAAAAACTTACTGCTACCATCCAGGATGAAAAATATATCGACGGAATCAATATCATCAAGGCTGCATACCGCCCGGTACCGACCTGTCAGTTTATCCAGGTAGATCTGAAGGATGAAGAAGGTAAGACACGTAAATTGCCGTTATCGTTGTCTGCAATGTGATGATTAGACACTACTGTGACGAGTGCGTGAATTTTCGGCCGGGGAATCCCGAAAAGAAACTTTGCGCACTTGGTAAAATTCTTTCTTTTAAGGCCCCCAAAGACATGACTGATATCTCATTCAGAAACTGGGGGCATTACAAAGAAGACTGTAAGGACTTTAAAAAAGAGAAAGATGATTAACGACATGAAGCCCGGGGAAGTCCGGAAAATGCCTGACGGAACCCTCATAGAATTTGTTCACATTGAAAATATTGCCAGCCTAGACAATCCATGTTACGGATGTGCATATGAATTCACTGATTGTGCTGCCAATCTTGTTCATCTTGGAGGATGTGATGGCCTCGATAGAGATGACGGTTTGTTTGGCATATTCCTTATCAAGAAAGAACATGAGTGAGCAACAAAATCTTTTTAAGCCTCGCAGGGTGGCGGCCAAGATACATTACAGCATGATTAATCAATTTATGTTTGTTTGGGTAAAATGGAACCATCCTTGCGACTTGAATGTACAGCATTCACGTGATCGAGAGTGGCTCGGCGTCTGTTTCAACGTAGAAAACAACGACACAATAGATATGATGACTGAGCTGCAGCGCAGTTTAAACATTCAAATTTTGGACTTATGAAATCAAAGAGATTAAAAAGACTACCTTTTAATATTGAACTGGCTAAGAAAATTACAGATGGTGAAATAGAAGGTCAGATTACTACACGAGACGGGAGAAGTGCTAGAATTATTTGTTGGAATGCTAAGAACGACAACAGTATTATAGCCTTAATAAATGATGATGGAACAGAATGTATCGAATCATATCCTTCGGATGGTCTTATTTTTCTTCAAGGAGAAAGTAATATAGATTTATTTGTAGAAATACCAGATGATTGCCCCCGAAAAAAATCTTCAAAAATTGAGACAAAAGAAGAAATGTTAAGAAAAGCCGTTCATAACGAATATCTGTGCTACGGGAAATACGCTTGTGGTGAACGTGCATATTGCCGTTTCTGTGATGGGACAAACAGTGCTAACGATTGTGTTGATTCCTGCTTTGCAGAAGAATTCAGTTTGGGGTTTATGGCTGGATGGGATGCCTGCTTAAAACATCTTGGAGATATTCCATGGGATAAAGCGATAGATGAAATCGTAGAAAGCGTAAAAGGAAACAAATGATTTTTGAATAAGATGATAAAGTTACTTTATATTGATCTGTTTTGCGGTGCTGGGGGAACCAGCACCGGAATAGAAAAAGCTCTCTATGCAGGAAAACAATGTGCCAAGGTAATTGCCTGTGTTAATCATGATCCAAATGCTATTTCCAGTCATGCGGCTAATCACCCAGAGGCTTTGCACTTCACCGAAGATATCAGGACGCTGGAACTTTCTCCACTCTTGGCCCACGTAAAACGAATGAAGAATATTTATCCGGATGCGCTGGTGGTATTATGGGCTTCACTTGAATGTACCAATTTCTCAAAAGCCAAAGGCGGTCAGCCGAGGGATGCGGACAGCCGGACGTTGGCAGAACATCTTTTCCGATACATCGAGTTTATTGATCCGGACTACATTCAGATTGAAAATGTCGAAGAGTTTATGTCATGGGGAGATATGGATGAAAAAGGACACCCCATCAGCAAGGATAAAGGCCGATGCTATGAGAGATGGAAGCGGAACGTGAAACGCTATGGCTATGATTTTGATTGGCGAGTTCTTAACGCGGCTGACTACGGGGCATATACTACCCGTAAGCGGTTTTTCGGGATTTTTGCCAAACGCGGTCTTCCGATTGTATTTCCTGAACCTACTCACTGCAAGGATGGTAAGTCTGATATGTTTGGGAAAATGGAGAAATGGAAGCCGGTTAAGGAGGTCTTAGATTTCTCCGATGAAGGAGAAAGCATATTTGGCCGTAAGAAACCGCTTGCTGAAAAAACACTGGAACGTATCTATGCAGGGTTAATTAAATTTGTGGCAGGCGGAAAGGATGCATTTTTGGTAAAGTATAATTCCATGAGTCAATCGGGCAAATATCAGGCACCAGGTATAGATGAACCTTGTCCTGTGATTGCGACACAAGCGAGACTGGCACTTGCCAAGGTTAATTTTCTCTCCAAGCAATACAGCGGCCATCCTGACGGCAAAAATATATCTGTTGAGGTACCGGCCGGTACAATTACCTGTAAGGACCATCATGCATTTGTGTCGGCTTATTACGGGAATGGTAATAATCACTCTGTAGATCATCCAGCTCCGACTGTTACAACGAAAGACCGACTGGCTTTGATTAATTCTGTATTTATTGACAAGCAGTATGGTACAGGGAAACCGGCATCTATTGAACAGCCGGTTGGTACAGTAACGACAGTGCCAAAGTTTAATATGATATGCTGCAACCGGAAATGGCATTACCTGATGAATCCTCAGTTTGCCAGCGCGGGAGGCTCGGTAAATAATCCTTGTTTCACACTGATAGCAAGAATGGACAAAATGCCGCCTTACCTGGTAAAGGCTGAAGAAGGGACGGGAATACAAATTACACCTGAAGACAGTCCGATGACTATTAAGATTAAAGAGTTTATGGTTCTTTACAGTATCATTGACATCAAGATGCGTATGCTCCGTATCTCAGAACTGAAAAAGATAATGGGATTCCCTGAAGACTATGTTCTCATAGGAACCCAATCTGACCAGAAGAAATACATAGGTAACGCTGTTGAGGTGAATATGGCCCGTGTGCTTTGTGAGGCCATTTACAAAGAAATTGTTAGGAAACAATATGTTGCTTAATAAATGAATCCTCGGCAAGCCATTTGGTTGCCGGGGATTTGTTATATATTCTTATCCGATTGTAACAATACTGGTAACTACTGCTACTAATGTATCTCTAATTTGGTTAATTCCTGACAATTACGTATTTTTGTAAAAACAAATGCAGCAGCCAACTTGCATAAACCTAAAAATTAAAAATTATGGGACGCAGTAGCCAACTTATCGCAGAACGTAATCGCCGGATCGCAGAAAGCTATTTTGAGTTAGAACCGGTTCTTCGTAATTATTCAGATGTCGTGAAGGCCCTTTCAAAGGCATTCTTTCTTTCGGAATATCGTATACAGGCTATTATCCGGGAACTGGTAAAATCCGGAGAATTCAAGCCGTCAGGTGAAGCGAAGAAGCATGTCCGTAAGCGCATATCACCACAGCATATTCAACTCAGCCTGCAGCTTTCATTTTGATATGGAAGGTGTAATGCGTATCCTTACAGGCTGTTGTACCTTTTGCTCGTCGAGACTGATATATTCTGAAACTGATACTGTATAAGTCGATTCGTACACTTTAATACCGTGATTGCCGGTGTAGAATCGACTTGCAGTACGTATAAGTTCGCCTTCTTCCGTAATTCTTCTTCCTTGCAGCAGCACATGAAGGCGCTTACGCAGATCATCTCTTTCCTTTATTTTGTCTACTGTGCCGCTACGATAGTGGGTATCATCATAACAGTCTATAATCAATCTTACTCTTACAGTGCATGTTCCTAACTGGTCTTTTCCTCTAATGTTGCTCCAGGCGGTTTCCGGAGCATCTATAAGCACAGCAGGAAAAGTAAGCGGATAGCTTTCTCTGCTGGTTTCATCAATCATTTCAAGCTGGCCGTAATCTTCGTCTACAGTTTTCATTTCCGGGAGTGATGAACCTACCAGATTAACGAGTTGCATTAAAATATGTTCCATAGTTTTTTATAAATAGTTGCATTTCTTTTTCAATAATCTTTCTTATTTCTTTTTCCATATTTGCGTCAGGTCCCATGAAACGGCGACGCGGCATACGGATAGCAGAACCTTGACGTTTAAGAGCCATGTTTCGCCAGAATATTGCTTCTCGCGTAAGCGCTTCGTTTCCTTTAGTCTTTCTGATGCCGCCTCTTTTCTTTGTCAAGCGTGATCCTTTGGCTAAAGCATATCGATACCAGAAGTATTTCTTCATTTTGGCGCTTACTGTTATGCTGCCTCCTTCATTATGGATCTGTGCGTATTCTACCTGATTTCGTATGTATACTTTCCCGGGTTCCGGTTTGAAATAGGTGGAGTCCCTCAGATGGTTGGTTCCGGAAAGAAGCGTCTTGTAAGTGGCCTGAGCACCTTTGAAGCTAAGTTTCCTTCGGTATGGCTCTTTCCATGTACTTCCGTTGAACGCACTGTCGGTAAAGCGCTTTTTTGTGAGTGAAACAGCCTTTGTTCCTACTTTTACCGGAAGTGTACGGGTGTATAGTCTGTGCAGGCCAGATACGGCGTTTTTAATCTGTTTTTCAATGTCTGGTGCTGGCATGTTATCTTTTTTTAGTTACAATTTTTTTTGCTGCTTCATCTGCCCCAGGATAAGCTTCCGTATAGTACGGATGAGAATCACTGAACAGCTTTCCGTCGTCTGCCGGATTGTTATCTAATCCTGGGACAGAAGTAACCGGTTCAAAATCTGCTATCGTATATTGAGTAGAAGGCTCGTCGGTAGCTTCAAGAGAACACTTGCAGTTCCATCGGTCACCAGGACGGTGACTAAGCCAGAACGGATGATTGACAGGCAAAGTCAGCTTTGCTCTCCAGTATTGCATGTGGGCAATATCCGGTTCAGGAGAAGTGGTAGGCATCCATCGCAGGTTAGGAAGCACATCCTGGTATGCTTCGAAATGCTTCCAGTCTGCAGCCTGATGTGCGCGGAGTACCGCAGTGTCGTATTCTGTGCGAAGCCAGTGGATGACATAATGATCTGTAATATTCTGTACGTCTTTCAACCACTGATCAAAGGGCTTCAGTTTTCCATCTTCTCCGATAAGTTGTGCGGCCAGATCATTTTGCATCCGGTGCGTGCGAAAAGCAGAAAAGACTTCATTGCTCGTACGAAGCTCCTCCAAAAACAGTTCATCTCTGGTAGGATAATCGGAAGCTGAAAGACCTTCAGCTGTTGCTTCGTTGAAAAGACGTAATGTCTCTTCAAAAGCATCACGCTGTATATTGTCGCGCACGTTCATTCCATCATATATTTCGCGCAACATTTTAGAAAGCGCTTCCTTGCTGAATTCTATTGTCTGCTCCAGTTCATTATGAAAACCTCCGCAAACACTGCATCGTTCTCCGTATACATTATCCATCAAAACGGCAAAGCCCCGTTTTTCTTTTTCGGGGCTACTCCGAAAAAATCGTGTACCCAGTTCCGAAAATCTTCACGCGCCCGTTCATACCATGCTTTTGACCGGTTATCCATGTTCATCCGGCGATTGGCTTTTCGTGCGGGTTCTGTATTAGTCCTGCTTTCAAGCTGGTTGGCCATTTCCTGTTGCAACTTCCGGTTAGCTTCTTCCTGTGCCTTGATTTCCGCTTTCTGCTGTTCGTAGTCTTCCGGCTTGTCAATGAGCAGCACATCGTAGATGTAATCGTCAGACACGGGCACGCCCATAGCCTTGACTTTCTGAATCACGTCTACCTGCTGGTTCGGGTTCAGTCCGCGGTTTTTCACGTACACAAATTCACCATCTTCCGTATTCACTCCCAGAGCGTTGAATATGTCCGTCATATTGTAGTTCAGCACATCCAGGATGAAGTCTCGGTCGTCGGCTTTCAGCATGTCTTCTTCTTCCTGGTGTACGGTTCCAAGTGCCTGAGTGCCGGTGCTCTTGGCATCGGTGGTCAGAGTGTTGCCTAGCACGCGGACAGACATCTCCGTATTGCAGGCATCTTTGAACCGTTCGTACAGATCTACCGTACCGCTTTTGTTGGCACTTTCAATCAGATTCAGGCTGCTTTCCTTTGGATGGATGTACACGGCGTTTGCTCCCTGACGGCGTGCGTCCTGAATCAGACGGCTGCGGGCTTCTTCATCGCCAGCATCGTAGGTGTATTCACGTATCGGCATACCGAATATCTCGCAGAACTGTTTCCAGTTACCGAAGTTGCTTCTCTTGTAGAGCACCATCGGAAGAAGTTCTGCCAGCATTCCCAGGTCGCGCGGGTTGTCTCCCACAAAAAGCATGTTTTCAAACGCATCTACTGGTATACCTTCTGTGTCGCTCTGATACTTCAGGATAACACGGCGTACAGGATCATAGTGCTTATACGGCACATGGTAATAGTTGATATATCCGTCGTCGCCGCGGTAGAACTGAAACAGGCTGTATCCCCAGAACTTTGACATCAGCACTTCTTTGACAAACTTGCGGAACCATGGAGAACGGATTTCCTTGTTCACGTTTTCATCCGGTTTTCCGTTACGCCGGAACTCGATAGGAATACGGCTTACACCGACTTTCCGCTTTTCGATAATACCTCCCAGGTGAAGGTCTAGCAATGCCGATTCGTACATGTCGTACAGGCGTGCGCGGTTGTAGAAGTCTATCGCTTTGGCTGCGTTCAGCGCACTGATGTATGAAGTCATGTCAAAGTAAAACAGTTCCGGCATCTGTAAGATAACGTCCGGTTCTACACGGGCATAAGGCCCCGAAGCATATACAGGTTTTATCTGAGTATATCCGCCTTCTGTTATGCGGCGTTTTTTCTTTGGTCTTGCCATAATTTAAAAGAGTTTTAAAAGTTGATTAAAAGTAGGGATTCCAAGACTCGTTACTGGCGATCTGCCAGGGGCTGTTTCCAGTCTGCGTTTCGGCAGGAAGTTCAGGAAGTCCTTCTATGTTGGCTTTAAAGTCGTGAACATCGCGCAGGAACTGCATTGCATCATCGTATCGTTCCTTTCGAATGTCTGACATCTTGTAAGGGTTGTGCTGGCAGAATATCTCATACACGGCAATGTCAAGACAGATTTTTAGAATGAGCACGTTTCGTTCTTCTCCTTGTGCGGAAAAAATGGCATCGCAGTCGTAGCGGCTGTTGAGCAAGCTGCGCACTGTAGCGATGGCGCGGTTTTCACACACTTCAATAACGGCACTGCTTCCGGATTCTTCGCGCAGCAGGCTGTCAAGAATGTCACGGTGTATCGTGGCATCGTAATCGGTAAGTTCTATAAAGTTGTTCATATTACCATCTGTAAGGGTTACTGTCTTTGAACTCGCTGTAGCCGATGGTTACACCGGGATCGAGTTCTTTTATTTTCTCATTGATTATATTGAAGCATCCTTCTATACAGTCGGGACCATCGGCGGGATAAGGCAGTGTAAGTTCGAACAGACTAAACTGTTCGCGCAGTTCTTTCATGTGCGGGTTATCCTTTTCTTCTTCGTTAAATACCCACATCCCGTTCCTGTCGATAGGTTCCAGGTTGGCTTCTATACGCGTGGCCTTATCCATCTTGCTGCGTCCGTCACCTTTTATGTATAGATTATCCTTGCGCTGCTCGTTCTGCTCACGTATCAGAGGTTTGAATACCTGCTCAAAGAAAGGATCTTGCAGGGTATTGTTTTCCTGGTAACAGTAGACGGTGCACTGACTGCCGATGTACTTACGGAGCTGGTAGAACCAGTCGATATACTCCGCATTGGTTACACGTCCAACAAAGCCTTTGATGATATAGTACGTACTGCGTATCTTTCCGCATGCCCAGACTGCTTTTGTCGAGCTGGCTTTGTTCTTGCTGTTGCTGTAGGCAGGATCACCGTATATTACAACGAATTTAAACTTCTTCAGCGAAGGAACTTTCCCGTAGGGCAGGTTGTGAAAGATATCGCCTTCCGTTACGGGGTTATTCATGTATTCGCCTTCAAAAGAAGCCTTGCTGATACTTTTGCGGATGCGCTCGATGGCTTCTTGTGTGTTCTTTTCGGGCCAGTTGCTTTTTCCGTTTTTGTCTACCAGATTCACTACATCCCAGTGATCTGCCATGCCACCGGCTCGTGCTACGCAGGTGTCTTTGGCGATGATATTTCCGCAGAAGATAACCAGTGTCTTTTCGGACACGGAACGCGTAGGGTAAAGAGCTTTTTCCCACCATTTCCATTTTTTATTAAGAGTGTCAGGGTTACGGCAGTCTACGTCGGTGTCGAAGTCATCTACCAGCAACACATCCGGACGAGCCGCGCCGTTACGGGTACCACGTGGAGCATTACCCGCACCCACGCCAGTAAACGCACATCCACACTTGCAGACAAACTCCGTGTCGGTCCACTGCCCTATGACAGGCTGCTCTCCGTAAAAAGCCTTGATTCTTCCGTTTGACTCAAAGTTTGCCTTATAAGGTCGCAAAAGTTTTTCAGCACTAGTTTCGGTAGCGCTTGCTAGGATAACATTCTTCTTTCTTCCGGTAAGTGCCAGATACATTACGCAGAACATTACGATAGTACTCTTTGCACTCTCACGGCTCCAGCTCAGTACTTCAAACCATTCGTCGTGCTCCAGTATGCGCTTGATGGCTTTAATCTGGAATTTTGCAAAAGGATATTTGGCGTACATTGGGAAGAAATACTGTATCCATTCCACGGGGTGAGCCTCCAGATACATTTTCTTCTTGGTTTTCTCCGCTTCCGTCATGTTTACTTCTACGGGAGTGGCACATTCAATGTCGCGGCGGTATTCTTCCCATTCCTTCAGCTTCTGTTTTTCTTCGTAGGTAGCCATATCACTTGATCTGTTCTTTCAGGAACACGTCCCACAGTTTTACATACTCTTTTGCCTTATCCAGATCTATGCGTCGAAGGAATTCGCCAAAACGCATTCCGACACTGATAATATCGCTGATGCCGACATCATTTTCCAGCTTCTTAATTGCTGTAGCCAATTTTGCCATTACATCCGCTTCTTTTGTATCTGGATGTCTTTTACCAGGATCTCTTGCAAGAATAGCGGAATTCATTTCGTCAAGTTGCTGATACATATTCTTCAAAGACTGTTCACGTGTGATGCTCATACCGGTTTTTAAGGCGTCCCATTTACCGGCCTTTGCCCAGCGACTGATAGTCTGACGCTGGGCGCCTACTTTTTGCGCAATTTCTTCGAATGTGTTATTCCCTATCATGTAAAGTTCTCGCGCCAGCATCTTTTTCTGTTCACTTTTAAGGTCTGCCATATTTCATATCAATTTATTACAGAACAAATTTCGGATTATAAGGTGAACCGGTAAAACTGCGTTTGCATCATGCCGTATTATCGTTGCACCGTGAAAATGCCGTTTCATCAGCTTATGTAGTTTCGCGAATTTTGCAACAGAGAAAATAACGAATATGAAAAAGGTTTTTGCAAATGAAATACCCGGGAACGGGACAGTTAGCGTATTGATGTACGGGAATGTAGGCAACGGCGAAAAGGTAGACAGCGAGCGTGTTGTCACGGAGCTTATGGAGTTGGCTGCTGCATACGGCAAAATAGACGTTCACATACATTCCAAGGGTGGCGATGTCTTTAGCGGCATTGCCATCTACAATGCGCTGCGTACTGTTAAGGCGGATATTACGATATATATTGACGGATTGGCGGCCAGTATCGCCGGCATTATTGCCTTATGCGGAAAACCGCTGTATATGAACAAATATGCACGTATCATGCTGCACCGTGTGTCTGGAGGAAGTTATGGCACTGCTGATGAATTGCGTAAGGCAGCAGACGTAGCAGAGGAACTTGAAAATGATCTGGCCAACATGATTGCAACACGATGCCGCATGAAGCCGGATGATGTCAGGGCTAAATATTTTGACGGACAGGAACACTGGATATCGGCTCAGGAAGCTTTGGCCATGGGAATGATTGACGGAATAATTGATACGGGAGAAAGCCTGTCGGAAAATGCTACTAACACAGAAGTATATAACTATTTTATGAACCGGCTCACTGAGCCACAAAAAACAAAAGATATGGATTTTATCAACGAATTGAAGAAGCGCCCTTCATTTGCTAACCTGGCAAACGAAGACGACATGCTGAGACACATTACCACTATGGAGAATCAGGCGGCTAAGGTACCGGCTCTGGAAGCTAAGATTACTGAACTTACTAACCAGATTGCTGAAAGTAAAAAAACAGCTCACCAGGCGTTCTTGAATCAGGCTGTCGCAGAAGGCAAGATTACCAAGGAACAGATGCCTACATTTTTGAACCTTATGATGGCTGACGAGGCAAATACCCGTAAGGCGATTGAAGAGATGCCAAAGAAAGGAACAGTACGCGTGGAAGATATTTTGCACACCGGTTCACCGGCAGCCGGAACAAAAGATCTGGAAAATATGAGCTGGGACGAGATTGACAAGGCAGAAAGACTGGCTGAACTGAAAGAACAGCATCCGGATCTTTTCAAAAAGAAGTTTAACGAAAAATTTGGTAAATAATCATGGCTATTCAAAAAGAACTTTGGCAGAACACGATCGTTGAAGGTCTGTTTGCCGATAACTCATTTATGAGCAAGGCGGTTAACGATGATATGTACGTTAATCAGGGAAAGAAGGTACACATTCCGAATGCAGGCGCGCCGAGTAAAGTAGAAATTGACCGTTCAACAATTCCGGCTACTGCCAAAAAGCGTACGGATGTAGATGTAGAATACACGCTGAACGAACTGACTTCAGATCCTATCTATATCCCTCATGCGGATACTGTAGAACTGAGCTACAGCAAACGTAACAGCGTAATCAGTCAGGACCGTGCTGAACTGATTGAAAAAGCTTCAGAACAGATGTTGTATAACTGGTCGCCTGATAGTGATCATTTTGTTCGCACAACAGGAACCAAAAAAGTGACTGCCTACACACCGTCTGCTACAGGCAACAGAAAGGCTCTGGTAAAAGCTGATGTGCTGTCACTTATGACCAAGTTCAATGCGGACAATATCCCTCAGAATGACCGTTATCTGCTGCTTGATGCATACATGTATGCACAGTTGCTTGACGATTTGACAGAAGGCGACCAGCGTGCGTTCTTTGCATCTGCAGATGCACAGAGAGGTATTCTGGGAAAGCTGTTCTCATTCAACGTAATGCAGCGTTCTCAGGTGCTCAGATACGCAACTGGAGGTACATTGGCAAAATGGAGCGCAGGAGGAAACACTGATGATAATGCTGCCGGTCTGGCATGGCATGTAAATTCTCTTTCACGCGCGATGGGAGAAGTCAAAATGTTCGACAGCATGGATAATCCTCTGTACTATGGTGACATCTATTCTTTCCTTGTTCGTGTTGGTGGTACTATTCGCCGTAACGACAAGAAAGGCGTATATGCGCTGGTACAGGATGCAGCTGAATAACAGGAGGACCGCTTATGGCATTACCTAAGATTTCGATTAAGTTTTTGAACGGCCAGCTGGGTACCGTCTCTGCGAGTCAGGACGGTCTGCTGGCGCTGGTGTGCGGCGGTACGGAAGTTTCTGAGACTTTCAAACTGAATACGGCATATACTATTCGACGGTTGCTTGCACTGACTGATTTGGGAGTGACAAAAGAGAATAATGCCGGACTGTACAAAATGGTACAGGAGTTTTATCAGGAAGCAGAGGAAGGAACTCCGGTAGTAATCTATGCAGTGGCCAAAACTACAAAAATGACAGATCTGTGCGATAAGGATAGCGGTGCGCTGCGTGGATTGCTTCAAAGCCAGAAAGGCGCTCTTCGCGGATTGATTATTGCACGTGATCCGGACGCTGAAGAAGTGGAAGCAACTGAAGGACTTGATCCGGATGTTTTTACCGCTTTGACGAAAGCACAGGCTTTGGCCGAATGGGCTACTACAGATTTATATGCCCCGATTTTTATTGCATTGGAAGGCAGGAGTTATAAAGATGCTTCTTCGCTGAAAGACTTGAAGGACGGTGAAGACAACCGCGTATGCATCGTTATCGGTGACACCGTGAAAGACAGCGATGGAGCCGCTATGGGACTTTTTGCCGGACGTGTGGCTATCTCTCCAGTACAGCGTAACATCGGACGTGTGCGCGACGGTTCTCTTTATCCGGATGTGATGTATCTGGGAAGCAATCCGGTAGAAGACAGCATGGACGATATTGCTGCCATTTACGACAAGGGATATATTACTCCGCGTACTTATGTAGGACGTTCCGGTTATTTCTTTACCGATGACCGCTTGTGTGTTAAGGATACTGACGATTATGCACATCTGGCTAATCGGCGTGTCATCGACAAGGCATACCGGATTGCATATAATACTATTCTTGACTTCTTGCTGGATGAAGTATATGTCAATCAGGACGGAACGATGCAGACCGGTGTTTTGAAAAGCTGGCAGTCTACTGTGGAAAGTGCTATTAATGCGCAGATGACGGCAAAAGGTGAATTAAGTGCAGATACGTCTGCAGGAGAAAGTGGGGCAACCTGCTATATTGATCCTACGCAGAATGTACTGGCCACCTCTACTATCAACATGACATTGAAGGTGCGTCCATACGGATATGCCCGTAACGTAGTGATGGAATTAGGATTCAGTGTACAGACTAATGCATAACGGTATGGCAGAAGTATTTAACAGTAAAGAGTATGAGTACAGTGACATTACGGCAATAGTAGCCGGTCGTCCTGTGACTAAATTTAGGGCTATTTCTTATGTGAAAAAACAGGAGAAAGAAGCCTTGTATGCAAAAGGGAACAAACCGCACAGTATCCAGCGCGGAAACAAGAGCTATGAGGGTTCTATCACTCTTTTGCAGAGTGAACTGGAAGCCCTGGAAATTGCAGCCGGTGGTGATGCTCTCGACGTTCAGACCGATATTCTGGTATCATACGGAAATCCTACTAAAGGTGACGTAATTGTTACTGATTTGATTAAGGGTTTTGAATTTACGGAAATCCCCAAAGGTATGAATCAGGGAGATAAGTTTTCGGAACATGAATTGCCCGGCATTGCGCTGGATATCATTAACGGATATGTATAATTAAAAACTGATTAAAATATGTTTAAATACACAGAAGAACAGCTTAAATCGTGGAAAGAGAAATGGGGTGAAAACAACGTATTTGAAGTCACTGTAGACGACAAATCTTGTGTACTTCACAAGCCTAAGCGCCAGGATTACTCTTATGCGATGATTGCAAGTAACGGAGGAAAAGATCCTATCAAACTGCAGGAAGCCATGCTGAACGTATGCTGGATTGATGGAGATACCGAAATCAAGACAGTCGATTCATATTTCTTCGCTGTATCGGCGCAGATTGAAAGCATGAGTGAAGTAAAACAGGCTGAGTTAAAAAAATTGTAGAGGACGCGGACGGGACTTTTCAGGCTAATTGGGTAGGATATTATAATACCATGTTACGGTATTACCTGCACATAGATCCTGATACGTTGACTGATGAAGAGTGGGCACAGACAATAGCGCAGCTGGCAGATATTCGAAAAAACGAAGCAAAAGCAAACAGGTAATATGAACATTCTCCAATTTCTGATAGACATCCGAAGCAAGGATAATGGTGTTATCGGTCAGGTAACACGCTTGCAGGAACGGCTGAATGCTGCCGATCGTTCAGCTGACCGCTTGTCGTCTACGATAGGCGGAAAGCTGAGAACGGCAATAATGTCCTTGCCTGGTGCGGATTTTTTTACAAATCCAATTGTGGCAATGACTGCAGGTATTGGAGTCGTTTCAAAGCTGGGAATGGATGCTGACCGTACAGCTGTATCGTTTGAGGTGATGTTAGGATCACAGCAGAAAGCGGCTGACATGCTGAACCAGATGAACCGATATGCGGCAGATTCTCCTTATTCACGTCTGGGAGTGCAGGAGGCTGCGCAGACTATGCTTGGTTTTGGAGTGGATCAGCAGAAGATAATCCCTTCACTGAAGATGCTCGGAGATATCGCTATGGGTAATTCTGAAAGATTCAAAGGCTTATCTTTGGTATTCTCTCAGGTGGCGGCTGCCGGAAAATTGCAGGGGCAGGATTTGTTGCAGCTGATCAGTAACGGATATAATCCGCTTAATGATATAGCAAAGCTGACAGGAAAGTCTATGGCTGAGCTGAAGGATGAAATGAGCAAAGGAAACATAAGCTTTGACCTTATGGTACAAGCCATGCAGGCGGCTACCAGTCAGGGAGGAAAATACTATGGTATGGTAGACCGCATTGCTCAGACTCCTTTTGGTAGATTTGGACAGCTGGGAGATCAGTTTAAAGATACTTTATTAAGTCTTTACAAGGTAATAGAGCCTTTACTGATACCTTCATTTGACGCTCTCAGTAATATAATGACACACTCTTTGCCATTAATTAAAAGTATGGAAAAGGGCGTAAGATGGATGGTCGATAACTTCCAGACTTTAGCGCCTTATATCTATACAGTCGCAGCTGCATGGGCCGGATATAACACTTATATGTTTGTCAGCACAACGATCCTTAAAGGATGGACGATAGCACAGTGGGCACAGGTAACGGCTATGATGGCGGCCGAAAAAATACAATGGCTGCTTAATGTTGCTATGTCGGCTAATCCGATAGGGCTTGTAATAGCAGCTGTCTCGGCTCTTACGGCCGGTGTTATTTATTGCTGGAACAAATTTGCCGGATTCCGTGCATTCATTCTTACCGTATGGGATACAATGAAGGGATTTGGGAATGCAATAAAAGATGCTGTGGTAGACCGTTTCTGGGAAATCGTAGATGGTATCGGCGCTGTTGGAAAAGCATTGAAATCTCTGATAAAAGGAGATTTTGAAGGTGCTTGGCAGCAGGCACAATCAGGTTCAAAAAAACTGTTGGGCGTTGAATCTGCACAAAAATTTGCCGGAAAGACATCTGCGATAATGAGTAATACAGGAACTCTTTATCAACAGCATTTGTCTCGCGAACTGGCTAAGCAAAAAGCCAAGGAAGCGATGATTAGCGATTCAAAAGCAGCTGCTGGTACTGAAAGCAGTAGTACATCACCGGTAAAACCGATTCAGAATAATGTATCCGGGAAAGCCAATGATATTACTACCGGAGGTACCAGAAATACGCAGATAACAGTGAATATAACCAAATTCTTTGACTACCTGAATGTCACGATGATGGATAAGACTGATACGGCAGAAATTCAGCGCATTGTCCTGGAGTGTATAAACCGTAGTCTTGAAACAGCAATGTCGGCAGCAAGATGAGTGTAAGTAAATTTATATTGGGTAATATAGCGGCCCGTACAACAGGGCTGAAGGTGCCTCCATACTGGTTGTTTAAGCACCCTGTAGTAGGTCAAGAAGATCCGGATGATTATACGGATCTGATGAAACTGGATGAAGCAGAACTGGAAGATATGGTGCGTACTAATGCACTGGGTGTTCCGATGCGTTTCCCGCTGGAGGTCCAGCCGGAAGGCGGTGAATGGTGGCTTCTTCCGATTGAACCGCTGATTACGATTATCGGTAAGAATATTATTGTGCGTCGTCAGGTGTCAAAAGGAAAGATCCGGGGAAGCATCAAGGAGAGATGGACTCAGGATGATTATCAGATTAAGATAGAAGGAGTGCTCATGAATCTTACCCAAAATGATTATCCTGGCAAAGATGTACAGAAGCTCAAATCCTTATGCGAGTCGGCTAAACTGAAAGTCCGTTGTCCTCTATTCGAATTATATAGTATTAATCAGATAGTGATAGAAAATTATGAATTTCCATTTACGGCAGGGGTACAGAACCAGGCTTATTCGATATCCGCCTACAGTGATGATACGTATAAGCTGCTGCTGAAACGTAGTGACTTGAAATGATATGTATACAATGGGCTATGACATACAGGTAGGTGATTTCCGGCTGGGTATGCTGGATAGCGTAGAGATACACAGAAGTGTCGAGCTTCTTGCCGATACAGCTGTTGTAACGCTTCCGGCATCGGAATATAACAAAGCGTTGAATATTGAAAGTATGATTCATCGGGGTGACCGGATAACTGTAAAACTGGGATATTTGGAAACCGGACTGAAAGATGAATTTACAGGATATGTGCAACGGGTGGCTACAGATAACGGAAACATTACTCTGGAGTGTGAAGATGACTTATTTAAGTTCCGTGTGCCGATACCGGATGAAGTGATGAATAATGTGACGCTCGATACGTTGTTGAAAAAAGTGGTAGAAGGTGTAGGAGGCGGTTATGAAATTGACTGCGATTACACCTGGAAGTATGAAAAGTTTGTCATCCATACAGCTACTGGATATGATGTCCTGAAGAAAGTGCAGGAAGAATGCGGAGCAGATATATATCTGCAAGGAAATGTTCTTCACATTCATCCACCGGCCTTTAAGAAAGGTAATGACGTATATTATGATTTTGCTTATAACATCGAAGAGTGTGACTTGACATACAGACGTGCTGAAGATCGTAAGGTACGCGTAGTGGTGAAAGCTCTTTTACCAGATGGGAAAGTGAAAGAGTATGAAGTTGGTGCCACAGGTGGTGATCGTGTAGAAGTAAGGTCTGCTTCGAGTGATGATGCTTCAATGAAGCAGCGTGGAGAATCCGAGGTAAAAAGATATTCTTTTGACGGATATGACGGGACGATAACAACATGGATGATACCTTACTGTCAGCCGGGAGATGTTGCACAGCTGCATGATGCAGACTATGAATATAAGGACGGGCAATATTATGTCAGGTCTGTCACTACTGAATTTTCAAGTTCTGGAGGCAAACGAACAATAGAATTGGGTATACGATTAAGTTAGCGCTTATGGATAATTATAAAAGACTTTCTGATAATCTGGTACAGTTGTTAGGACGTGGAAACAAGATAACCATATACCAGGGAATCGTTAAGAGCGTGGAAGGCTTAACTTGCACAGTTACGTTCGGACCACTTGATGTTGATGGAATAAGGCTCAGAGCATCTACTTCAGAGAACGAAAGCAATCTGCTGATAGTCCCTGCCGTCGGAACTGCCGTAACGGTAGGCAGCCTTTCCGGAGACTTGTCGCAGCTGGTTGTCCTTGTGGTAGATCAGGCGGAGAGTATTACGATAAACGGCGGAAAACTGGGAGGACTGGTTAACATTGTTGCACTGACCGACAAGATCAATGCACTTGTTGATAAATTCAACAGTCATACACATCAGATTACAGGAGTTCAGCCTGGTAGCGGAAGTGTTACAGCTCCGTCACCGGTAAGTAAGGCTGATGTTTTTAATAGAGAAGATTACGAGGATAAAACAATAACTCACTGATATGACAGGTATACAGATAACTTCAGAATATGATGTCCTGATATCTCCAGTAAGGGATGATGACGGGAAAATTATATCCGGCATGGTATTAGGTAATACTCTATATCAAAATCAAGCATTGATAATAGGCGCATACAAAGGTGAATTTAAAGAATCTCCTTATGTGGGTGCAGGTATTACAGACATGTTACTCGATCACGATCCGCTGGCGTGGAGAACAGAAATAAGAGAGCAACTTGAACTGGACGGACAGACAGTAGATAATGTGGTAGTAAGTAATACTGGTATCAGTGTTGACGCTCATTATTAATTATGAAAAATCAAGATATGGAAATAATTACAAGCATCAAGAATATGCTGGCAACGCTGTTCAGCATTACACTGGCTTACTTCGCGCCGGTCAAGGACATGGTATTCGTCATCTTCTTCATTTTCGTGATCAACTGTCTGGCCGGACTCATTGCCGGTATTGTGGCAAAACACGAACGGTTCAGCAATCGGAAGTTCTTTCATTGTTTGCTGGAGACATTTGTATTCTACGTGATCGTGCTGAGCATTTATATCATCGGCGAAAAGATGAAGAATTTGGACGGCGCCCTGCAGTGCATTACCGGCATTGTGTATGCGATATGCTACTTCTACGGAGTGAATATCCTGAGAAATCTCAGAAAGCTCTTTCCAAGGTCCCGGCCGATTAACTTCATGTACTACATCCTGAGTTTTGAGGTAGTCAGAAAGATACCTTATCTGCAGAAATTTTTAGACAACGAAAAAAAGGAGGAAAAGAAATGACACAGTTACCAAGAGGTTTACGGAATTGCAATCCCGGGAACATCCGTATCACCAAGGATAAATGGCAGGGATTGCGTGAGAAGCAGACAGACAAGCAGTTTTTCCAGTTCACGGAAATGAAATGGGGCTACAGGGCCTTAATCCGGACACTGCAGAATTACCGCCGGATGCATGGCTGCAAGACTATTGCAGATTTTATCAACAGATGGGCACCACCTGTGGAGAACAATACTTCCGGATACATCCAGCGAGTATGTGCGGAAATGCAGGTTCCTACGATGTTTGAACCTGATATCTATGACGAAGCTACGATGTGTGCATTTGCGGCGGCCATCAGCCGGGTAGAGAATGGTGTTCCGGCTAATATGGAAGACGTGAAAGCCGGATGGGAACTGGTTTAATTTTAAAAACGGAAATATTATGGCAACATTATTCGGAATCATATCAGTATTGATTATGGCTGTGTACACAGCTGTCATGTGCAAGAAAATGGGACGAATCCCGTACTCTTTGTCTGAAACGTATTATCGTCTGGAACACAATAAATGGTTTGGCGCCTGTATGTCATTGACAGGGTTTACCTGGATGATCGCGGCGCTGGAGGTCACTCCGGAGAATTACCAGTTCCTGACATTCCTGTCATTTGTCGGGATGATGATGATATCTCTTTCACCGAATTTTAAGGACAAAAAGGGCGCGATAGTGCATTATTCCGGTACGGTGTTGGTATTGCTCTGTACGCAGGCTTGGGTAGTATGTACGCATCCGTGGATAATGACAGTATGGCTTCTTCCTGTGGCTTATATCATCAGGTATATCAGTAAGATGGGATTGGGTAAGCTGATTGATGCAAAGCCCGTCTTCTGGCTTGAAATTGCGGCTTTCATGGTTATATATATTAATCTCTTTGTCTTATGCTGACTCGTTGGCTTGACAGAGCGTACAGCTGGATGCAGAGCTTTATCACCGTACTGGTGATGGCTCTGCTGGCTGTAGGTTGCAGGACGCAGCCGCCTCTGAAAATTGATGAAGTGAAGGAGAGTGAATCTGAGACTGTAATCGACAAAGAAACGTCGGTAGATAATAATTCTTCAGCCCAGATGGATTTGGATCAGTTCTTTCAACGCTGGGAGGAAAAGCTGACGCAGATGACCGGCCAATGGCAGAGAGATGAATTTTCGCAGCCTGACAGTAGCGGAAATCAGTATATAACATCGACTACTACGGGTAATTTTTCCAGCGAAAGCAAAGAACAGCGCAGGGACAGCATGGTGGTGAATGTTGATCTTACCGCGATACAGACTGAAACTACCCGGATCAATGAGCAGCTTACCCGGATGGAGACAGCCATCAGTAACCTGCAGGCAGAACGGAAGGCAGCCATCAGCTGGTGGCAGGCGGCACTGATGTGGCTGGGAGGTGTTTTTATTGGTATCATTATTTTCAAGTTAATCTATAAAAAATTGCCATGAAGACGGTTAAAGTGTTGGCGCATCAGACGATGCTGGATATTGCAATTCAGGAGTACGGTGATGTGTCTGCGGCATTTTTGATAGCCCAGGCTAATGATTTGTCACCGACAGCCAAGCTGGAAACAGGCGCTGAACTGTTGCTTCCTGATGTAGTGGTGAACCGAGAAATGGAGACTTATTGCAAGAACAACAGGGTGTCACCTGCTACCAGTGAGAGCGCAGAAAGTGAAATCCGACTTCGGATATTTACGGATCAGTTCACAAAAGAATTTATGTAATCTCAAATTTAATATTATGGCAAGAAGTATTCAAGAGATTAAAAAAACGATGACGGACCGTTTCATGACTGATGAAACGCTTCGAACGGCGTATGGTATTACCGGTGAGGATGCTACCTGGGACACTACATTCAGTTCTGTATCGATTGAGAATAATCTGCTATATATCGTGGCTGTATGTGCGTATGGGCTGGAGGTGATGTTTGACCAGCTGCGTAAGGATGTGGATGCCAAAATCAGTCAGGCAATAGTGGCATCGGTGGCATGGTATCATCGTATTTGTCTGGCCTTCCAATATGGGGATAATCTGGTCTATCTTCCAGAGACGGCCACGTATGGATATCAGGCTGTCGATGAGAAACTGCAGATTGTAAAGTATGCTGCAGTGCGTGACCTTGGAGGAAGTGTTCAGGTGCTGGTGTCGAAAGATAGCGGCGGGAAACCGGAGCCATTGAACGAGTCTGAACTGGCGGCCTTCGAGAGTTATCTGAATAAAATGAAAATAGCCGGTATTACAATGTCGATTAAATCAATTCCGGCCGATAAGATTATCATTAACATGAGTGTGCAGATTGATCCTCTTGTTATCGACACGTCAGGTAATAGAATATCGGACGGTAAGGCGGTGGTAGTGGATGCCATTAACAATTATCTGGCCGCTATCGTGTATGGAGGTACGTTCAACAAGACCAAACCGGTGGACGCTGTACAGGCGGTTGAAGGCGTGGTAGATGTCACGCTGGGAACGGTCAAGGCCAAGTCGGCCGAAGCGGTACAATATACGGAGGTGAAGAATAATAATTACACATCGGTCGGAGGAGCATTTATTTCCGAAGGCCTTAACAGCAGCATTACTTATGTGGTATGAATTAGATATGGTCAAACTGGCGCAGCTTCTTCTCCCGCCATTTCTCCGGAAACCGCGCTTGTTTTCATTCATTCGGGTACTGGTTGTCCCCTTTTCGCACCTTCATGATGTATTCATGAGTTACCGGAAGCAGTCGATGAATCGTATTGTCATTACTGGGCAGGTTATCAGCTTGGAGACCAATCTGAATGAAATGTTTTTTCTCAAGAACAATGAGATATACATTACGGATGTTCCGGCTGAATCATTCTATATGTACAATGATGATGAGCCGTTTCCCGGCCTGATGATGTATAATGACGATGAAGAGTCGCCGGAACAGGTGTTTTGGAGAAATGACGGTGAAGGCAGGTATGATGGTGACTTCATTGTGAATGTTCCATCATTTTTGAGAGATTACGAAAATCAAATAAGGATCTTCCTGGATACTTACAAGGTAGTGGGAAGAAAGTACATAATTAATATCTACGAATATGAATAAGATGCTTAATCCGAACGGTGGAGTACCGTTGAAACTTACCGATATTGTCTATATGCAGGACGCCGTTAGAGAGTCCTTTAAAGCCCTTTTAAATGCCCTTTCAACAGAAGATGGGAATGCGCGTCTTGCCGGATGCGTAGTTACCCGTCAGGATACTTCTGACGGCAATGAAAAGATATCATGGACCGCAGGGTGGATAGCGCTGCACGGGGAGATCTTTTCAGTGGCTTCCGGTGAGATTGCCAGCACTGAGAAAGGCACTTTCCTGTATTGGAAGATCACAAGAGTACAAGAGGCTGTTGTTACCCTTGGCAATGGAGAACAGGGCGCACGCCGCGAAAAAAGCTATGCTACGCTGGTAGTTGAGTCTTTGAAGGATGACACTTCGGTGAGCGATAATGAAGTGCTGTCGGTATTGCATTATGTCAGTATTCCGAAAGCCTCGAAGAAACTGGACGTATATATCGATAGCGTGAATGAAGGGTTAGTCCTTCCTTCTGTCACGCTGACGACTTACCAGGATGGAAGTACAGGTATTGTATTGGCCGGTCCGACAATTTCAGAAGTTACTCTTTCCGGTGGGTTGTATGTGAAATACCGTGAAAGTGTGTCGTTCCAAGGGTTGGGATTCATTACTGATGTGAATGATAATGTTTATTCAGCAGTGATGATCCAGGCGAACAACGGAAACATTTATCTGAAGAACGTGGACGGTACTCCTGTTACCAGGATTGAAGCAAATAGAAGAGTCATATTACGAACCAGATATTAATATTGTTATGGCAGATATATACGACATTAAGAAGAGGGCTGATGAATTGTCGGCCAAGTGGAAGACGGAAAGTATTCCACCTGAAGAAGTGGGAGATCTGATCCGTGACCTTGCTGATTATGCCAATCAGACTGAGATTAACGGAAGCTCTCTGGGCATCCGGAAAACTTATGCGACAGTAAGTGCCATGGAGGCTGACAGCAATCCGGTAGATGACAAGGACGGAACTCCATTGCGCCGCGGCATGCTGGTGAACATTTACAACCAGGATGATGCTTCGGCACCGGATAACGGCAAGGTCTTCAGCTGGCAGAATCCTGGTTGGCAGCTGCGGACAAAACTGGATGCAGGGTATGCAACGACTGAACAGGTTGATGCTATTAAGACTGAACAGGATGAGAAACTTTCCGAGCTAGAACCATTAAAAGAAATCCGTCTAAATGGTGTGTATATTAATCCATTTACCGATAGTCTAGGGACTTATGATTACAATGGAACGATACAAGAGTTATACATATCGGTAATAATCCCAGAAGGTAATGTATTAGTCCTCAAACAATACCGCGATAATTTATATGTACGTCCTGCTACGAAAGAAGTAAATGGAACTGCTGACAGTTGGCAAAGTGTTACGCCTTTGTCTGATATTATTAATGGTAAAGTTATTGAATTAAAGTGTACTAAAGCTGGAGGTGGGGTTGAAATAGGTACTATTGTAGGGTATATAATTTTTAAGGATATAGATAAATTCAAAAGCATTGAAGTTACTTATATCGGATTAGGAGTGTATCCAGATGTGTTCAATTTATCGAATTTTCCCGGGATAGCAGATTATTTATTTTTCCAAAATAATAAGCATAAAGTAAATACAGAAGATATTATTGACAGTGCTGTTACGGCTGACAAAATAGGAAATAATTCTATTACGAAGGATAAGTTATCCAAGGATTTGTCTGATAAAATCTTCGAAAAAGAAACATTGTCAATCGCCAAAAAATTTGATAAAAATTATATTTCGTCATTAGCAACAATATATTCAACTTCTAGTTCAAGAGCCGTAGTTAAATATAAAGTAAATAGTGGAGAAAAAATTCATGTAATTATCCCTAAAAATGGGAATGAATATTCTATCACTTATGCTTATTTTAGTGATTTAGAGGGAACCCAAGGGACTAAACCTTCAGACGGAGGCATTGTTGGCAGTGAAACAAGAATTGAAAGGGATATAGTTGTAGAGGACTATCCTTATATTGGTATTACATACACTACAGATGCTGGCGAACCTATTGTCACCAGAGATAAAAGATCCTTGACTCAAGGCGATGTAGAAGAAATAGTTAAGGATGAAACATCTTCGGTAGAGTCAAAACTATATGTTAATGGATTAGATGTAGTATTGCCAGATAAATTTATCGCCGTAAAAAATGATAATTTACAGATATTTTGGAGAAGTGTTATAAAATCAGTTTCTCCATATTCTTTTGGGATTGTATCATCATGTTTGATTGGGAAAAATTACCCAAGATACTATACTTTATTATCTTCTGTAGCTAACTCCAATATAGGTCAAGAAAGAGATTTAACAATCATTCTAAAGAATAATAACTATCAAAATATTTTGGTAAAGAAAACAAAGATTAAGATTATTGATATTCCATCTTCTCCATCAACTATGAAGAATATATTGTGTGTAGGTGCTTCAGCTACAGCAGGTGGGCAGTGGGTTAATGAATTAAAACGAAGATTAACTGCTAGTGATGGTGACGGAACATCTTTTAATCCTACTGGATTAGGACTTAATAATATTGATTTTGTTGGCAGAAAAGAAGGCACAGTTAAGAATGTTAAGTTGGAAGCAACGGGAGGATGGACTGTAAAAGATTATTCTGGCGAAGGAAGAAAAGCATATCGTTTTTTTGTTACTGGAGTTACTCAGCTAAATGTAGGAGACACTTATGTAGGTGGCGGAGATACATTCACAATTACCGAAATAAATGTCACGGAGGGTGCTGGCAATATTCGTTGTACTTATGATGGGAACCCATCTCTGCCATCTAACGGACAACTTACAAGAAAAAATGGTAATGGGGATTCAACTATTACATATAGTAGTTATGAGAGCGAAAGTTACAATCCATTTTATAATTCGGAATCTGGTAAATTGGATTTTAAAGCGTACGCAGACAAATATTGCAATGGTAGTATTGATGTCTTTTTATGGCACTGCGGAGTCAATGATATATTTGCAGGAACTCCCGAATCAATTACTAATGCTATAGAAGCATATAGAAATATATTACGAGCGTACCATGCAGATTTCCCTAATGGAAAAGTAGTAATATCATCCGTCCCTTTAGGTGATCCCAATGGAGGATTTGGAGCAAATTACGGAGCAAGTGAAAACGGTAATTATTATACATTTGCTATACAAGTATTTGAATATGCCAGACAGCTGATGGAACTCTGTAAAGAAATTGAATTTAACAGCTATACCTATTACTGCCCTGTAATGGAAGAATTTGACAGTGAAAATTCTTATCCGAGTGAAGAAGTTGCTGTTAATAATCGTTTGCAATCTGTTAAAGAAAAAAGAGGGACAAATGCAGTACATCCAATAGATTTTGGGTGTTATATGGTTACAGACAGTTTCTATCGCACTGTTTGTTTAGTTCTCAATGAGTTAGTAGAATAACTCGGAAAGTTTAACCGGCGGGGAGAAATCCCTGCCATAAAAATTAATAGACATGAAAATTTTAGATGATTTTTTGGCAAAAGTGGGAACAGACAAAGTTCTTCACTTTTTAGGAGGAGGTTTTATCTGTTCTCTGATTTCATTTGTAGTAATCCTCCAGGAACCAACCCTTACATGGTGGCAGAAGATCTCAGCAGTAACAATAGGCGCAGTCTTCGTGTTGGTAATATCAATACTTAAAGAACTTCTTCTGGATGATAAGCCCGACTGGAAAGATGTATGGGCGGCTATGCTTGGATCATTATTGGTCTACTTAGCAGTAGCATTAGGAGTGTGGTTTGAATTTCTTATGAATTGAAAAAGCCCCCGACAAATAAGACGACGCCAATCAATCTTATAAATAACAGCACTAAGCAGCTATGTCGGGGGCAAATATCCTCTCACGCTACTTAGTGCTGTTTTTTAGTTATAAAGATTGATTGGCAATACAAATTTAATAAAAAAATTAATATTATGTGTAAGACACAGTTATTTTCTCACGTTTTATCTCTGGTATCCAAAGAAACTGAAATACCAGAATTAATGATCCTGTCAAACTCTAAAATTGTACCTGTAGTAGATGCCCGTAGTATCCTGGTGAATATTCTTGTTGAGCAAGGTTTATATCCCAATCAAATAGCTGAATACTTACATAAGACACCAGCCTCAATACGCAATTTACATAACAATTTTGTAAATCGTCAGCGCTCGAATAAAATTATCGCAAATTATGCGCAAAATGTTCGTAAATCTCTTGAAACTTAATATTATGGAATATTTCTGCCCTTCCATAACTTTGCGTTGTGAGAAAAAAACATAGTATTAACAATTAATTATTAAATCATGGGAATGGAATTACAGGATGCTGCTGCATTGCAGGAGTTGTCTCACCGGAACAACGAGAGATGGGGTACTAATACCGCATTGTGGGTTATTGCAGCTGTTGTAGTCATTGCGTTTATCGCAAACATCTGGTCACGCAACTGCTCTGAAAAAGTTGCATTTGCTACAGGATTGGCAAACTTGGACGGTCGTGTTAACTGCATTACTCCGCAGGTTGGAAAATTGAACGATCAGATGTACGGCGCAGCTCAGGCTTTTGCCGGCTTGACAGTTGGCTTGTCTGAAACTCGTCGTGACTTTGGCACTCAGTTGGCACAGCTGAATAATACAGTGTACTACAATCCGGCCAATGAATATTTTGGCTGGAATGGTAGCGGATGTAGCCAGGGCCGCTCTGGTGGTTGCTGCGGAAATCCAAGCAGGGTTTTCACGCAAACTCAAACTTACGCACCGAAAGATCAGACTGTCACTGTGACTGAGAGCTGTGGAAATGATCGCTGCTAAGGTTTGATCGTAGAAAAAAAAGGCTGGGGAGGATAATCTCCAGCCTTTTCATTACTAACTCAAATACAGAATTTATGAATAATTTGAAAAGTAAATTACAGGTCCGTGCCTTTGCTGTTCATGAGGTAATGGAGAAACTAGGAGCTGGGTGCACAGAAGATAAAATTGTGGATATGGCAAGTGCCATTGAAAACTATATGTTGAAGGATATTGATATTCCTGATACTGTAGATTCTGAAAAAACAATTTCAGAAATTGTGCAACTCATTGGCAGTTGTATAGCACAGAAGACTCCGGAAGAGTAACAGTCAGAAGAGAAGCAAGAAGAATAACCGATAATCCAACCGCTATGTCTATATTCAGTTACAATAAGAAGAAACCAATCGAGACAAATTTTCGCAGCCGGGAAGAAGCCTTTAGTGCTATGTTGGCGTATCTGATAGAAGAACGCAATATGGAGCCTATGGAAGCAGCTCGTCAAGCTAATGAGTTTGCCGAGATCTTTTCTGTTAATATGGGCATTCCAACTAAGCTGGAACCTGAAAAAACAGGGATTGACAAATATATTAGCATAGCGGAAAAAATCGGTAATTACGCAGATACTCATCCCAAGGCGGTCGAAGTTTTACTTGGCTTGGGCACTTTTCTAGCTGGTGTTTTTACTGGGAAAAAAGTAGAAAACAATAATACACAAGAGGCTGCCTCTGTCACAGAGACGCCAAAGGAACCAATAGATTTTGACAATGTAAAATAATAAGTTTTATGGCTTTAGGAAAAGTATTTTTAGTTCTTGAATTTGACTCTGAAGAGCAGAAGTCACAAGTCCAGGATATTTTGAAAGAAATCTCAAATGAAAGAGTTCTCTCGGGGCGTCAAGTGGTTAGTATCGCTCCCTTAGTTCGTAAGAACAAAAAAGAATTGGCAGAACTGTTTAATATGATTAAAACAGGTGGAGTCAAATCTTTGATGTCTGTAAAGGGAGGTATGTTGTTGAACAAGTTAATGCAGCAAAAATGATCCAGAAAGTAAATGAACGATGTCCAGGAGATTGTGCATCTTGTGGAATAGCCCAGAGCCTTCCGAATTTTGATTACACATTCTGCATGACTTATCAGATGTTTAAGACCATACAGAGAATGTCGGCTGAGGTAGAGGAAATTAAGAAAGTAGTTGGCTTGGATAAAGTGCGTGCAGCAGTAAGTATTGACACTGAATCCTCGCAAGTGTTTAACGATTTAAATGAAAATAAAGAATGAAAGATTATACTTACAATCAGATGCTTTCAGACGCAAAATTAGCTGGAGTAGTCACAGAACAAAAAATGTGGATGTCTGCTTGTCAAGCTGCCAAATATATGGAAATGGCTCAGCGTGGTGAACTTTCTAAAGAAGGGTATTGGAGGTTCATGAGAGAACAGCATGAGTTGTTTTATGGGCCTCATTACGATGAAGAATTTGCTCGATATGATGTTTCTGAAATCAGATATACAGGGAAATCAGGCGATCGTAGATCTGGAGAATATTGGAGCAAATCACAAATTGAAGAAGCTACAAAAGGTTTGGCTTTCCCTTCTGGGACAACTTGCTGGGACAAGTATGTGGCATTTAATGCTTTCTACTCAGACATGTGTCAGGTGCTTGATGACGAAACTATTTTGAAAGCAGCATACAGGTACTTCTTCCAAGATGAAGATGCTGCAGAGGGCAAGATTTGGCATTACATGCAGGCCGTCAAAAAGTAGTTTAAAAGGTTTTTAATCGCTTTTAAAAAGGCTCACAATTATATGTGAGCCTTTTATTTTTACATTTATCACAATAATTATTAAAAATAATTGTGATAATGTTTGTATATATTATCACAATAGTGTATATTTGCATTGTGATAATAAAACAAGTGATAACAATATAATATATTAAGATTATGGAAGCAATGAAGTATTGTTTGAAGTATAAAGATGGTGGAGAAATTATAGAAAAATTCGAAAGCCAAGAAGAAGCTAATCAAGAAATGCTTTCTCGTGAAGCAGATGATAAGGAATTAGGATTGTTTATCCCTGATTATTATGAAGTGACAGAATATTACTCGTATGATGTATGTTTTGATGATGGAAACAATTCTAACAGCAAAGGGGCTGAATTTTCGCTAGAAGAAGCTATGGACTATATTAAAAGATATAATGGTACTGATGAAAGCTATTTTTCTGACTATAAAGGTGGAATAGTTTCTATATATTGTCATCAGACTGGAGAAAATGTTTATGAAGAAGTAATCAGATAACAATGCGACCAAAATTAATTACAGAAGAACAAGAAAAAAAACTTATAAGCCTATACATAAAAGGTTTACCAATAAAGCAAATAATGGCTGATACAGGCATTAAATCTGAACAAACAATATATCGCTTGCTCAGAGAAAATAATGTTGATAAAAGGCCTAAAAAAACCAAAAAACAAAAAATTACATTTATTGCTACTTTTGAAGTTTTGGAATTGCTTTCTGAACTTCAAAATCCTTCAGAAATAATTAATAAAGCTATATTAGCTTATGCAAAAATGGCTTAGAATAATATCTAAGCCTTTTTTCTGTGATATTTAATCCTGAAAATTTTATTTATTTTTTGATGTAAATTCACATTTTGTTTTTATTTAAAAAGTGTTGAAATTCACATTTTGTTTTGCGATTTTTCACAAAATGATTTTCCGATTGTAATTCTAATAAAGTAAAAGTTAAAACTATATTGAATATTTCATCCAGATTATAAAAGGGTGAATATGAAAAGTATCCTATCAGACTCCCTATTGAGGAACTGATAGGATTTTTTATTATAGCTAATATCGTGTTTTTTCACCCTATAAAATTTGAAGTTTTTCACAAGGCAATCTTTTGTTTTTTACGATAATGAACATTTGCCAAAAGGCAACAATCATCTTTAAGTTTCTAATTGTTTCAGTTTTTGTATAAAGACTTCGTGTGTTTTATAGTCCTAATATGATTATTTATAAGAGTTTATAGGTACATAAATTAATATAAAATGTAAGCAAAGCTAATCTTAGCAAAGATACATTTATCGGGAAAATCTAAGGCGTTAGTTTATAAGTCTTCAGTGTTATATGTAGACAAAGCCTACAACATCATTTTAGCCATAATTGCAGACTACATAATTCGGCATATGTGCATGTTATTACTATAATCATAATCATCAAATTCCCAGTTTTTACAAGGATAAAATGACTGCATCCTCATTTCTTGCTGCAAAAATAGCTGTTTGCCGCGCAACTCCCGCAAGGCGGCCCTGCCGGGCTGGTTGGCGGGAAAAAATCATCCTCGCTTCGCTCCGGTATTTTTTCCCGCCAAGCCTTGCAAGGATGCGAGCAAACAGACAACAGGGACAACAAGAAATATCAGAAGTCATGATTACAGACCAGAAGACACAGAACAGGCTTCACGCGGATACCGGAACGGCACTGTTCTCCATCAGAAAAAGGAAGGAAGCCGTCACAAGGATGCTGGACATTCTGAAAGAGACTCCGGAATATCGTAAGTTTCCAATTTTAGGGTGTCCCCTTTTAGACGGGCGCCAGCAGGCACCCGT